CCCATACATTCCTAGTTTTACCTGCTTCTTGCGTTCTAGTAAATAGAATACAAGGATCCTTTCTGTACTTAAGATAATCAAATTCTCTTAGTGTCTTGTCCTTGACCTTTGATTTTCTAGTATAGAAAGGTAGTCCGGAATTAGTATTATTCTTTAATAAATCCATAGCCTTCTTATTTGATAGAGGTCTTAAACTAGATTTATTATAATCGTATCTAATGGGTAAGGTTTTATTATCCCGTGAAACTTCAAAGTAATCTTTGAGACTTGAAATCCTGTCACTCCAGGGTGCGGCTATTGATTGCGGACCAAATTTATCACGGTTAGACATCTCTAGATCATATAGAACACTATTAACTTTACTACGTTTAGACTCAAATATTTTATCCCAAGCCTTAAGAATAGCTTCAGGTGACATGCGTTTACACAAAGGTGTAGTATACACATCGCTATTACCTCTAAGTAAAGAATGCAGATGTATGTAAAGCCTAGACTTAACATCTTGGTCTAAATTCAGGTCATTAAGAAATCCGAATTCATTAGGGTTTGCACGCTCGTCTGATTCACTAGTGGTTTCGACTAAATTATCTAAAGATATCATATATACTCCTTATTTCTTCTTGTTCTTATTGAATTTGCTTTTGCTTCGCTTAGTATTAGGTGGTTTAGGACTAAAGCTATCACTAGTTCTAAGATTATTCTTACCGCTGATTGATTTCTCAACTTTAACAGCGATACTAGTAACATCAAATAGATGGTCTAATAGCTTGACAGCAGTATTTGATACTGAGTCGACACACACACCTTTTACCCTTTGTGTTCCGACAGGTAGTGTGGCATTAGTTGCAGCATTGAATCTCGAGCTTAATGTATAAGTATCATCTCTCATGAAGGCTAAGTCATTGACATAACAATCAACATAAGACGAACTCCACCATGTGTATCTATTTCCTAATAGACCAGTGCTTAAAGGCTGGAACACAGGAAGTAGTAGACCGGGATACCACAATGCAGCAGTAGTAGTAGTACTTAAGCTAGCAGAGGAAGCTAAAGAGTAAGCTGACGCATCTAATTCATCAGTGTAAGTATTGTAAGACCAACTAGTGCTAGTAGCAGTTGCAACGGGATAGACAAAGTCATAAGTAGCATTCTTATAGCCAACGGGACTATTAGTGAAGATAGTTAGAAAACTAGGATCATGGAGAGGTGCAGCTGCTCCAGTAGGAAGGCCAGTAGCATACCATGCAGGTACAGCCTTACCAACAACACTAAAAGTACTTAAATTGTCGACTAATGCCTGATTGGCTTTAGGAATGATACCCCAATCAGGAAGTCCACTACCATTAATTGGGAATGGATTAAGACTGACGAATGGACTTTTAGGAGTTTCGCCAGTACGATAGAGTTGCATAAGATAATATGTGTACTCTACAAGTCTAGGTGGTTTTGGGATAGCAGGTAAAGTTCTCTGC